TCTACATGAACTAGGTCATCGAATTTGTTATCGTTAATATCTCCATCGGAATCCCAATCACCACCCCAACGAATTTTAACACCCATTGCTTTTCCTAATCCTCTTAACATTCCACCCATGTAGTGAAACATTTCTCTATCTTCCCAATCTATCGGGTAAGGAGCGAGGTCAACAGCTTTTCCTTCTATGTGTTTGGAATACTTGGTTTTCGTTTTCCCTTGTGCTAATAATTCCTGTTGCCGCTCCTTACTCCGCAAACCTTCAATAATCGTTACATCCATAATTTTAATCAATTCATTAAGAACATTAACAAGTTTAGAATCAATGCCTTTAAGCCTATCCCTACTTCTTTTACCAAATTTATACATTATTTCTTCTTTAAAGATTTTGCTTTAATACTTTTTGAAGTAACACAAAAACCTAGAGTTTCTCCTCTTTTTCTTTTATAAATACCACCTTTATTCTCACAAGCTTTTTTTACTTTTTCAACTTGATTTCGGTCATATACAGTAAGGTCATGTATTTTTGCTGTTATATCATGAGATTTATTTATAAATTTTTTTGAAAAACTTTTCTTTTTACTTTCCGCCATTACTTTATTCCTTATGCTATTAACCAGCTTTTCGCTTTTCTTTTAGGTTTAAACCAACTTCTTTTCTTTTCATCTTTTTTCATATTTGGTGGAAAAGCGTGTACTTGTGAATAATAAAGGCTCTCTATTGTGTCATCGTGAGCCATTTTCGGCCCGAAAGTAAGAATTTCGTTGATTAAATCAAACATATTTTTGCGTAAATGCACTGTTCCGGTACTAAAACGGGCCGCAAGTCCGCTATAAATTCGATTTCTTTTCTGTGTTCCGCCAGGTTTCTCAGGAATAACTGCAATATCGTACTTATTTATCCTTCTTCTTTCATCATTTAGAGCCTGAAAGATACTTCTATTCATTGCAACGTCCTCAACGGTGGATGACATGCAGTTATATTTCTGATGTAATTCTAGGATTATATCCACAACTCCCTTCTTTCCAAGTATCTCTCCTGTCTCTGGATTCTTAGAACCTATGGTTGGAACGCTTCTATGTCTTTCATATTCTAATACATATAATTCATTATTAGAGTCTATTGCAATCACAGTAATGACAGAAAAATCACTATGCTTTGTATCAATGTCTGTGGCTGGGTCGCAACCAATGAATGTATTAACAGGTATATCATTGCCATCCTTAACAATATAATTAATTCCATCTTCATGTTTATAGTATCCTTCCCAATATCTTATGTGTTCTCTTCTCCATATAGCATCCTCAGCACTCATCACCTCCATCATGTATTCTTGAAAGAATTTTTGAGGTTGTCCAGAATCAGAGTAGAATTTTTTCTTTTCTTTTATTTTCGAGATTGGAAAGAACGACTCCCATAAAGGAGTATTTTCATCCAATAAAGCTTTATAAGTAATAACTTTCCACGAAAACTCTTTTCCATCTTTTTCAGCTTTTGTATAATTAGTAATAAGATTGTTAATGAAAGAGTCATAATGAACGGGAGTACCATTAACACGCAACCGACCAGTATGAGGCTCAATAGCAGGATATACAACGGCAGTGACCAGATTTGCGTTCTTATCCCGAGCCTCTTTCGTGATGGTATTTGCTTCGTGCTCGAAGTCATCAAGAACGATAAGGTCATACCTTTTGTGGAGCTTTGCTCCTCCTCTGATTCCCGCAACATTGCTTTTACTAATAAGTTTGCAGCCGTTGGTAAGCTCAATGTCTTCCTCTGTCCATTTTCTACCTCGCATCGGACCAAAGTAATATTTTATTCTATCATTAAACTCTAGATGATGTTTAATGTAGTCCATATTCCCAACACTAAGCTTCTGAGTAGCAGAAACCCAAGCATAAAATAAAAAATTTTCCTTTGTTGCAAATACAAAGTCTTTGATGATTGATGCTTTTGTTAGAACAGTCTTACCATGACCACGTGGAATAATGATTGCAGTTTGCTTTACATTCGCATCGTCTATTGCATCTGCTATCTCATAATGGAAGAAGGGAGTCTCACTTCGCATGAAGTCATCTGGAAGAAAAAGCTTCCCAAATGATATAAGGTCTTTATGAGCTAATTGTAAGGCTTCTTCAGCCTTCGTCACGTTCTGGCTGTTTATATTTGCCATCTAAATATTTTTCTAGTTTTTTACTTTGCTTTGTCATTTCAACAAAATCATTAAATACGACCTCAAGTTTTTGTATCCTATCTATCAAAAAATACACAGTCCTGTCTATATCTTCTATTCTTCTTCTTAGGTCATGCTTGCTATATGTTCTCTTTTTTTTCATCAAGGTCTCCCAATACCCAATTCATTAAATTGCAATAATCCTTAGCGTCCTTATTATCTCTTGCCCAAAAATTATTTCCATTAACAGATTTAAATCTCTTATATTTATTCTTTACATGAAATGCAGATTTTTTATTCTTAGCCATTAAACTTTTTCTTTTTCTCTCCATGATATTCATAGGCATGTCCTTTGATTTTCAATAAATCATTGAGGCTACTCTCTTCTCCTTTAATGAATATTTCACCAAGAACTCTTCCGTATTTACCAGTTCCATATGACCTCAAAGTAAAATTCCCCTCATCAGAATTTTCAAGTTTGTCCTTAGTATAAGCTTTGGCCTCTAATCCCTTTGCCTTTTCATCAAGGTCTCTAGTTCTGCTTTCCCAAGTATCTACACCCGCAAACCTTATGCGTTTTTTTACCCAAGTATCAAACCCTAGGTCTATCATTGCATCGCAAGTATCTCCATCAACAACTCTTGTTAATTTAGCATTATATACGAATTTATCTAACTTTGCCATTTTTTAATTTAAGTTATTTACCTCTAAGATACTTTAAATATTCAGATGCTACTTCTGGGTTGAAAATTGTAGTAATAAGTCTATTATCATCATCTTCATATCGAGGGTCAATGATAGTCACTGGGCAATTAAATATATTCTTATCATCAAGTCCAAGTTTATCAGCATAATTATCCATTATCTTAAAAGATGCAACTTGCAACGCGTGGCTGATTAAACCAGAAGCGGGGTCTTTAATAACTTGATACCCTGAAACATGAGTATGACCACAAGTAAGTATATGGTCTTTCCATCCCATCTGAGCAGCCTTAGCTACACCATGAGCAGTATTCCACATACTATTCCCTTTCCAAGTATGTCTAGCATTAATTGTTATTTCTTTTCCATTTGGAAATATAAGATTCATCCTTGCTCCCCATCTCTCATATAATCCTTTATGGTCTCTCATTATAAACTCAAGAGGGTCTCCATCCCCACTCCATACATCATGATTCCCTGCAACAAGATATAACCAATTTAACTTATTGACAAAATACTCGGTCAATTTCCACGATTCCTTTGCAGATGTTGATTGCTGACCATACAAAGCGGATAGCCTACCTACCCAGTTGTTCTGTATATCTCCTAAATTACCTGCGAACATTCCCTCTGTATTATTTATAATATCCGTATACATTATTATTTGAGATAAGTCAGTGCCGTCATCATCAACGTGAGGGTCTCCAAAGTGAGCAATCCCTATAGGGCCATCTATATTGATATTTATATCTACAAGGGTTCTACTTTCTTTCGCTTTCTTCTTTTGATTATATGCCTTTTGACGAAAACTTATTATGTCTTCCACTGGCATCATCTCTGGGTCTCTGTCAGCGACCTTAAACGGAGATTCTTCTACTATAACTGGATTTAATGTCTTTCTAAAACACGAGTTACAACACCATTGCTGTCTTTTACTTTCTTTATAATAAGACCAACCGTCTTTTCTAAGATTCCTAGCCCCACATTTGGGGCATCCTATTATATTGCCATCGTCATCCGTTCTAAATTCATCAACTGTCTTCTTGCTCGATTGAAATGTCTTTCCCATTATTGCCCTCGGTTAATTGGTTTCTTGAAGCACCCTCTAATTGGTCATCTGAGAATCCTTGAAATACACCAAGCAGTCCCATTTCCTTTTGTTTGATTGTATTCCCTGATGTTCCTACTATCTTTCCAAGTTCTTTTGTGGACTGAAGTATAATATTATCATCTTCGCTAAAATCTGCAAGATTTTTTAATTTGCCAAGTATATATTCATGGTCTATTCCCAATCCCTTGGCTACATCTAATACACCTTTCTCTATTTCTTTCATTACTCTTTCCTGTTTTAATAGAATCGTTGCTTTTTTTCTTGCTTTTTGGTTTGACATTTCTGAATATGCTTTTTTATACGCATCCACAGCTCCCATACCCACTACAACATTTGTTGCAAATTCTTTTTCTTTATTGGTTGTCTCTTTTCTTTTATAAACTTGCTCAGAAGTATTCTTTATGTTGGTTGAGAATGTATACCTGTTAGGATGATTATCAAAGTCTGTATCCATTTTCACATTTTCTCTATTAAGAAAACTCCCTACAACAGTCCTTACCCATCCTTGTGCGAATTTATAATTCTTTCTATCTGAGTGATGCTTTACATTATTCGATACTTTTAGTAATTGCACTATTCTGTCATCATTAGAGTACACCCAATCCCCCTCATTAGCTTTTCTCCAATTAGGGTGAACCACTGTATTTGGATAGTCTTCTCTAAATTCGTCTATATCTTCATAGACATAGTGAGCAATACCTTTAATTACTCTTTTTTCTGCCAACCAGAACTCTCTCGTTTTTTAATTCTTCTATTTGTAGGACCAAATTATCTATCAACTTAGACACCTCATCATGCACCATGAATACACTACCATCTATCTCTAAAGGAATCATCTCATCAGAAAGATTCTTCAACACCGATTCTTGCACCTCTAACGGCAAGCCATGTAGTTCTTTAATAAATTCAGCCATGTTTTTTTTGTACACCTTTATTTTCCCTTTCCCTACCACCCTTTAATCTAATACATTTGTCAAGTTTGCCCAAGTTATATTTACTAAAAAAATTGTGGGATTTTGATATACATCCTTATTATGTATGGTACCCCCTATTGGTGACACTAGAAGAAAGACTATCACAAGGCTTGATTACTCAAGAAGAGTATAATACTCTATCCCAAGCTGCAGCTGAGAAAGCAGTAACTGATGAAGCTCAAGCATGGTTTGCAAAGGTTAAGGCTGCTCCTATCCAAGTAAAGAAGCAAATGGTTAAGGAACAATCTCTTAATATGCAGATAGAATCATCTCTTATGGATGATGGGTTTGAAGCTAAGGCAAAGTCAAAGAAAGCTTGGAACCTTAGGAAGTCACTAAGAGGCGCTGGAGGTATATCCTTCTAATTCGTAGGCTATTCAAAAGAAAAAGGGGGCTCTTTGTCCCCTTTTTTTAATCTATTATTTATATTTTATTTATTATTATTATGTATATACGAATAAATTAGCACAAGTTGGTGCAGTATGTAAGTGCATCAGAGACAATATAAAGATAAACTTAATAATTAGTGATATTATCTTCCATATTTGTATCAACTTGGGCATTAACTGTAGATTTAATAATAAACTGTGTAAAGCGTAATATCACAGTCTAATCCAATGTCACCACGCAGACTTGTTAACAAGTGTGGTCACGCAAAATTTCTAACTGTAAGTCTCCAGTAAAAGACCTATGTTTGAAATAGAATATAGTTTGGAGCAACTAAGGATTGATGCAACCTGCAACCTCTAATCAGAGCTTAACGTACTATTTTATCGTAAGTAAATGGTGCAGATTATGTTTTACGGATGTGTTGCACAGTTCTTGGAGCAATTTTAGCACCTGAGTAAGTCGAGAAACTGCTCAATTTAGGTTAGACCTGAGTAATCTGTCTCAGAATACTATAGTGCTACGAAAGTAGTTTAACGTAGATATTCGGTATAAACTGCTCTTTGCAATAAACAGCACCTACATGGCAGAGATTAAGTTCGTCTGTAGAGGGAAAGGATATGAAGATATTCTTCGGTCACGTAACCTGATGGTTTAGTAGCCACGTTAAATAATTACTGATGGTTAGACAGAGTGTGGTGATGCGTCGTGAGGGATTGCTTAACTTGAGTGAATTGACATAGTCGACCGCTGGAGACCTGTGGACAACAGCAAACCAGTTTATTGCATTAAAATTTAATTAAAAAGGAGATGGAGACCTTAAAAGCGGACTTCACAAGAGGATATAAATAACAACCTTGTGAGTAGAGATAAACTTAATAATTAGTGATATTATCTTCCATATTTGTATCAACTTGGGCATTAACTGTAGATTTAACAATAAAAGGAGTGTTGTGTAGTGATAACAATTAAAGAATTACAAAAGAGTGTGCCAGACCTTATTGGCAAAGTGTATACTGAGGGTCAGGTCACTGTAGTAGAAATTCCTCATGGTCGTATTAAGATAATGCCAAATCATAGGAAACCCGGCAAGTAAGAAGGAGTAAATAATGAATCACACTGGAATATTTGATGATTTAAACTATATGAATCATGCATCTATGATGGTAGAGAGAATTGAGGAAGGACGTTGGAACGTTTGGAAACCTGAGCCTCAATTTATGGATTATGTAGTTAGAGGAATGAAGAAGTTTCTGGAATCACCATTCAAGTAAGGAACTTTAATAATATGATTATTAGACTAGACTCGGCAAGTCAATGAATCAAAGGGCTGGTATGTATAAAGATATACTAGTTACAATCCGCCTAAAGTGGACACCATTTGGTACACATCTTATAAGCGTAGACCTACGGATGTTATTAATATGGATAAATAAAAAGACCGATCATAAAATGGACTTTTTTGCAAGGCTTTATACTAAGTCAGCCCTCGTCTAATTTATATTTGGGACTCCGCATCCCTTAGTCTCTAGAATTATGTAATCAAGCCTAACAAGTAAAACCGAAAGGGCTCACGATAATGCTATTGGAGTAAACCTAAGCAAACAATAAAAGTGGTACGATGACTATAGAAACTTGTGCTAACTAGATTGGGCGTATTAATAGCACAATGCATTGCACTAGACTCGGCAAGTCAATGGTGGAAGAGGAGAACTTGTGAGAACTTAGCTCAAAAGGCTAAAGGCTTGATAATTTATGGGCATTGTCATCTTATACCTGCAACTACAATACAGTATAAGAAGTGGACTCCGCATCGTCCTTACTTCATGGCAGTGCCCTATTTTTTCTCTCTTCTACAAGCTCGTTACAATGGTACTACTAGTGTTCCTAGAGTAAGCTAATGCATGGCAGTACAATCTGTCTGGTGAAAGTAGCCAGAGTGTCAGATAAGAGAGGAATTTTTTAACAATAACAAGGAGTAATTATGAACATGGTACAAGAGTTTGCATTAACTGTAATAGTATTATCTGTATTATGCGGTGTGTTTGTATATGGACTATCACAATTAATGTATGATGAGGAGGAAGAAGATGAGTAAACAAAGTTTATTTATGACACATAAAGATGAGGCTTTCGCAGAATTGGTAAGACGCCAAGATAAGGCTATTATGTTTAAACAAAAAATGATTGATAGGTGCCGTTGTAGTAATAATGATTTAAATCCACAGCCTGAAGCAGAAGCTGTGAACCATGGATGGATACAGTGCTTAAAGAAAACAATCGGATTAAATTTAACAGAAGAGAGGAAGAACGAAGAATTTTCACAGTCAATAGATAATTTAACAAACAAGGAGGTTAACAATGATAGCAGTAACGAGTAAATTAGCATATAAAAAGTTAAATGAGAGTGGGAAATCCACAACTCAGAAAGAAGTAATCATGGATGTTGTAGAAAGTTATTGCAATATGGAGCATTATGATGGAAAAGGAATATCCAATAATGAAATAGAAGTATTAACAGGATATAAAATAAATGCTGTTAGTGGTAGGGTGAATGATTTAAAGAAAGATGGTAGATTGAAAACTATTGATAAAAGAAAATGCACTATAAATACAAAATCTCTTATTTCTCCAGTAGAACCAGTAGGTAAGGAAGATGTGTTTAAAAATGAGACCATTGATAAGATAAAACTGTTGTTAAACTTATATGGATATAAAGATTATGAATTTCAAACAAGAAGCAACGGAAACACTGGAATTATGATAGGATATTATAAAAACATTTCTAAGGATGATTTAATAAGGATTCAAGTGAACAGTGATTCAAAGATATTAGAACATTCGTTTTACGATGAAGACTGTGGTCACAAATGTTGGTATGAAATTAAAACAAAGTAAGTTGTAAAACTTTGGGGTGTAAAAATATTAATCTTAGTAGTCTTTTAACTATCACGTGTATAAAAAAAGATGAAAAATGCTAAGGTTGGCTGGTAAGATATACCTTCACCCCAAAATTAAAAGGAGAGATATAATGGAACATAAAATATCATTTTTAGGGTATGATGATGACCCAGACACAAAATCATTGCTAGAAGATGAAGAGTTCAATCAAAATAAGAATGAAGTATTTCTATATTTGGAGAAATTGAGAGAATCTGGTCAAACAAATATGTTTGGTGCAGTAAACTTTATTCAAGCAGACTTTGAATGTAGTCAACATATGGCTAGAAGATACTTAGTAGCTTGGATGCAAGGATATAAAGATGAAGAAGAATAAAATGTTAAACATAGTGTCTAAGAAAGAGTGTATGGATGCTATTGAGTATCTATTCACAGAAGGATTCATAGAAGATATGAGGTCCGATGCTAGATACTACACAAGAATACTATTAAATAAAGTAGCAAACGATTATAACCTTAAATTAGAATGGAAAGGAGAAGAAGAATGAGATATTATTGGGAAGTGTTATTTAGTACAGAATATTTTCCTTATTGGGAATTTTCTATGTTAATGATGTTATGCCTTCAATTAAGTATGTTGTGGAGGATGCACAGAATAGAGAGAGATATAGATATTTTAAACGAATTATCACAGTATATAATAGATAAAATGGAGGAGTAATGGAATTTGAAATATGCACTAATACAGAGTTAGGATATAAAACAAGTTTAAAGGGAGAGATAGATTTAATACCATCTCAATTAATTCTAACATTTGGGATACCTCAAATAGGTCGAGATAAAGTATCTGGAGAGTATTTGTTTACAAGTTTTGAAGTATCTAATGGTTGTAAATCATGTGGAATATTCACTTTGTATGATTGGAAGTGGACAACTCTTTATGATATAGATAATCCATATACTCCTGAAGAATTTTGGGAACTAAATAAGCCAATTACATTTAATATTGGTGGACATAGTAAACAATATTTAAATGAGTTCAAGAAATGGATTGTTTTGAAACAAAAAAAACGAATTGCAAATATTGACTCTAAGCCTTGATATTATTAAATTTACACCACATTTAAGGAGAGATAAATGGACATTAAAGAGATATATGGTGCCTATCTAAAATACCAAGACACTCTAAGAGAGAGAGATGAAAATGTCTTTCATGCGTCTTCGTCAGGTAGTTGCTATAGAAAACAAATGTATTCATATTATGATTATCCGTCCGATGAAAAGGATGGAACATCGTTTAGGTTGTTAAGACTTGGAACTTTAGTTCATGCTGATTTAGAAAAAGCAATGTCAATGTATGAAGACAAACTTGCTGAAATGCAGACAGATGATACACCAATTCAAAGGACTATTTTAATTGAAGAAAAAATAAAAATTGAAGAGTTGGATGTTGTAGGTACGTTTGACGCTGGTGAATTAATTGATGACAATACTCAGGCTACTTCAGAATTTAATCTATATGATTATAAGACAGCCGCTGCATACAAGTGGACAACAAAGTTTGGATTGAAGAAGAATAGGAAACCTAATTCTGATTTAAATTACAAACTACAGTTAGGTACTTATGCTCTTGGTATAAGAAACAAGTATGAACCAGATAGGATTAACATGTATTTGGTATGGTACAATAAGAACACATCGCAGATGAGAGAACAGATAGTGTCACCAGAGTGGATAGATAAAGCCTTCGAGTATTGGACAGAAGTATTTGAAATGAAAGAAGACATGGGTAAAGGATTTGAAGACGAGTTAATACCTGAGATTACTTATGGAGTACCTGTTCAAGATTGGGAATGTAGATATTGTCAGTATTATAGTATCTGCCCTAGTACACTGGCTAATAAAAAAAGATATTAATAAGGAGTAACAATGAGCAATAATAATGAAGTGATAGTAGTTGACCAGCAAATGCTTGAAGCTACTGATGCTATAAGACAGGCAATAAGAGACAAACATAAGAAAGTTTCTAGAATAAAGACACCAAAGCCATTTATCAAAAAGAAGATGGGATTGGATTATGTAGAATTTTCTTACATGAGAGATGTAGCAGATAAGGAATTTCCAGGCTGGTCTTGGACAATAGAAAAGACTGAAGTATTAGGTAGTGAGGCTTTCGTTGTTCAGGGTAGGTTGACTTGGTACGATGAAGGATTGTGGAGAAAAGCTGATATGGTAGCTGCTCATAGAATACAAAAGAAGCGTGGAACCAATGAGTTCGTTGATATAGGTAATGATGTTAAAGCATCTAATACAGATTGTATTAAGAAAGCATTTAATATGTACTTGAATATTGCAGATGATGTATACAGAAATCAAGTTGAGGACCTAGAGTTATCTGATGAACAGAAGAATGATATTCTTGTAGTTGCTAGTGAATTAGGTGAGGATAAGATGGAACAAATTCATGGATTGATAAATAACCAATCAATCAATACTGCAAATTATAATTCATCTAAACTTAAACTAGAGAGAGAACTGGAGAGAAAAAATGAGAAATCTGAACAGTAGTTACGATGATGGTCTTCTAACTGAAGAAGAGTGTTATACAATAGGCACTAATGATGGCAAAGAATTTAGAAGAGTAGTATATAAAGGTACTAAACTTCTGAATGGCAAACCAATGATGGTATTTAAAACTGAAGAGAATCAACCCTTAACAGTTAACCCATCATTTCACACTTTCACAATAAGAGAACAACCACTACCTCAACCTGAGGATTTAGAGAGTAGGGTGGATGTTTACATACAAAATCAAATAAAAGGAGAACAATAATGGGAAAAATCTCAACTAAGGATAAAGACGACCTAATAAATAGTGGAGTCTTATCAAAGAAAGCCCTAGCAGAGATGGAAAAAAAGAACTTGGTTGCTAAAAGCAAGACATCCATTAAGCGGTTTATGAAAACTGCTGATGGGAAATTTGTTGAACCAAAGTTATATTTCCGAGGCTCAAGTGGAACAAAGCCATCAAAGAAGATGGGTGACTTCCAATCAGACTACAACAAATTGCTAGACAAATTCACAACAACTAAAACAAACACTAAATAGGAGTAACAATGGCAAAAGCACTAGACGCTACTTTCGACCCCTCACAACAATGGGTTCCAACTGAAGAAGGAACATACCCAGCTCATGTAGTATCCTTATCGACTAAGGAAGTTAATACAAGAGCAGGCGAAGCAATTGTCGTGAACATGACATACAAAGTAGCTCCAGAAGTAGTAGACGTTAAACAAAAAGTATGGGAAATGGATGGATATAACTATAAAAGAGATTCGAGTGGCGAAAGGATTCCAGTCTTTAATGGCGGAGGAACTCAATCTGAAGTTAGTTGTACTCATTTAAAAGATAAGACTCTATATGATAATGGATTCTTTGTCTTTACCGATACATCATCTGCTAGTAAGAACAGTAGATATTTCCAATTACTAGAAAATCTGGACATTGAATGTGCAGATGATAAAGGTATAAAGAAATTAGTTCTTATTGAAGAAGATGACGTTGTAGGTCATCCTGTAATGGTCACGACTCGGAGACAAGAATATGTCACTAAAGAAACTCGGGACCTACCATTGGACCAACAAGAAAAACGTTCTACCTTCAAAGTGAATGATGTTGTAAAGTGGGAGGATGGAGAAGTTCTTTCAACTGAAGAGTTGGACGATGACGTACCTTTCTAAATAAAAGAAAAAAGGGTTTTTATTACAATAGGTGATGAATGTAACTTTGAGACGAGGGTAGCCGGATTTATATATAATCTCTCTCTCGTCTCTCCCTTAGTTCTCCCAAAGGCAGGCTACCCTCAAACCATTAAAGGAGAGATAATGAACGAATCAAGCGCAGTAATTAAATTAACACAATCTGAAATAACTCATACTATAATGGCATTAGTTATGGCTAGACAAGCATCGGCTAACTTAGGCAATGAATATTATGAAAAGATGTTTGATAGACTTTGGAAAGATTTTGAAAAAATTAAAAACGCTATAATAGAAGGAGAAAATGACATTGAAACCAGAAACAAAAAGGAAGAGACAAATAGGAATAGCCCGACAGCTTGCAAAAGCTGCGATGATTGATAAACCAAAGTGGTTCCCTGCTAAAGGTTTTACTTACTTGAAAGATGTTAGTGTTGGTGAATTAGTCGATACTAATAGTGGGTTAAGAGCCATTGTTGCGGAGCATGGAGAGTGTTCAACATCAATGTTGGTTCTAAAGGCCGACCATCATCCATCAGAAGATAGACAATTCTATTTAGGTAAACATAGATGGGCAAAAGAAACCGAAGTAAAAATAATAGGAGATTAAAATGAAAGACATAGGATTAGAAATGGTTACATCGAAAGAACAAGAACTACAAATGAGAATAGATTGGTTAGAAAAAGGTCTAAAAGAAATAATAGAGCAAGAAGGGTATATAAACATGAAAACAATTGCTCAGTTTACTTTAGATGGAGAGCCTACGACCGCTGATGAATACAATGAATCTCAGATAGAAGAAGGTAAAGAATTAATGGAAGATTTCCATAATATTGTTAGTGAATGATGAGAAAGATTGAAATAATAAAAACAAGTAATTTTCAAAATAGAGTACAAGATGCTAAAAATACAGATAGTAGAATAATGTATTGCACTACTTGTAGAAAATGTTGGGAAATACTTACTCAAGATAGCTTCACAAAAAGGGGTAGAGAAATTCGCCATTATATAGATTTCCCCTCATATGGCAAAACAAAACAAAAATGTGATTTATGTAAAGGAGAGAAGAATGGGAAAAATGTCATGGATAAGTTACCTATGTGAGTCTGGTAACGAAAAAGAGTTAATAGAATTTGTTGGTAAAGGACTTGCTACTGAATTTTTAAAAGCTCACAACCAAATGAGAGACAATAAAGATAACCCTGCATATGATAAATTGAACGAAATTCATGATGAGATGCAGAAGGAGGTAAAGGATGAACAAGTGTCCAGCTTGCGGCTACCATCTAAAAGGAAATAATTTCGGACCTCTGATGAATAAGATTCTGAAGTCTAGAAATAAAAAGACTGTTAAAATGCTTAATAGAATAGCAAGTATAGTAATGGCAAATGTTCCATCCGAGACAAGATTGAATTATTATCAGTTCTTACATGGTACGAAAGATGTTGAAGATAATGTCTTGGAACATTCCATAGAAAAGTATTACCAAGAAAAACATTTTCATGGAGGTAAGGGTTTTGCATACCTTAGAAGTATTTGTCTAAATAGGGGTAAGAACATAGAAACAATAAAACGAAATGAAAGAAATAGGTTGGGTTCAGTCCCCCCTATTTACAAGGGAGAATAAAATGATAATGTTTGATATAGCAGAATGGATAGCAAACCTATTAGTATTGGGTATTGGTATCTGCATATGGGCTGTAGCTGTTTTCATGATAGCAATGATAGTATCTATGGCTAATAGATGGATTAAAGAAATTATAAATAAAGGAGAGGAAAATGCCTAAAAAAAGAAAAGTAAGAAAGAACATACCAAACAATTTTAGAGGAAAAGAAGATAGATTCTGGACAAAAGTTGTTAAAGGATTAAAATCTTTTTTAGAATCACCATTTAAATAACATAATAAAGGAGAGAGATATGTTAGAAAATGCAATATTCCCAGTAAAAGAAGTACCAGCTGTTGGTTATCCATTAGACGACAATCAAGATGTTACTTTACTTGATAATTCTGGATATAAGTTCATAGTAAGAGAAGATACAGGCAAAGTGCTTAGCTGTATGACAAATAGTTATAGACTTGTTAAGAACGAAACTATAATTAAAGCGGCTGAGCCAATTGTTAAGAAACATGGGGGGGAAGTAAAAGAAGTATCTGTGTTTAATAATGGAAGGTCAGTTCATATGAAATGGCATTTCCCACAACATCTTGTAAAGATTGGGAAAGAAGATGAACTAACACCTGAGATTGTAATAGGAAATAGTTATGATGGTACTCTTGGAGTAAACATCATGGCTGGGGCCTTCAGATTAATATGTCTTAATGGGGCTGTTATAGGAATAGTAGCTTCTAGATACAAAAATAAGCATATTAAATCTAATGTGTCTTTTGATGATTTTGATGAAGTAATTACAGAAACGATGGATAAAACAAAGTTAATCTTTAAAGAAGAGTTCCCTGTGTTACAAGGAACAAGGTTTAAAGACAAGCATGTTATTGACTTCCTACAGATGTTCCCATTACAAGCAAATGAAATGGTTACTCAATCTCTTATTGCAAATAAACCTAAATCATTTTGGGATTTATTTAATGTAGGTACTAACGTACTAAGTCATCACATGAATAGAGATAGATTAGCAACTCATAACATTGAAGGAAGGTTGTACCCTGCAATAAAGAAGTGGGCTGAGAAAGAGGCAAAAGTTGCCATCGCTTGATTGGTACGATTGTCCTATTGTTATACCTTATTATGGGGGGAAATATACGTTGAGCAAGAAATTTGTTCCTCTTATACCCCCACATAATAGGTATTTCGAGGTCTTCGCTGGAGGTTTGTCAATGTTCTTCAGAAAGAATAAAGCAGAATGGAACGTACTAAACGATAAAGACAACAACATTGTCAATTTGTATATGTGTGTGATAGAAAAGACCGATGAATTGGTAGATAATCTAAATTGGATTCCTAAGTCTCGTAAATTATTCTTAGATTTCAAGGTCGAGGTTCAAGAAAAACAAGAGATTGATATTCCTGACCCGATGAGAGCCGCAAAGTATTTCTATTGCATACGACATAGCTTCAATAAACTAATCCACACTCCATTGTCAATGGTTAAGGATTGGGATAAAGATTGGAAAAAAGAGTTTGAATACTCAAGGAAAAAGATAGGTGGTTCTACAATAGAAAATCTTGATTTTGCAGAATTAGTTGATAGATACGACCCAAGAGAAGGAGACTTCTGGTATCTTGACCCTCCATACTTTGTCGCACATGAGAAAGGTAACAAATATTACCAACATAACTTCAATGCTGATGACCATTCAAGGTTAAAAGAAAAGGTTGATAAGATTCACGAACAAGGTGGAAAGTTTATGGTCAGCTATGATTACAGAGAGGAAGTTGCAGAACTGTACAAGGATTATGATGTGAGAACAATAAACCTCAAATACGCAGGTGCGACAGACGAAGCAAAACAAAAAGAAAGAAAAGAATACTTAATAATAAATTACAAACCAGCAAACCAAGTTGGTTTATTTGAACAATAAGGAGAGATTATGGCAAAAGAAGTAAAAATAATGCCTTCTGCCTCTGAGGCTGAACAAGCATTGTTAGGTTGTATATTAGAAGGAGGAGAGAGAGAACAAGAGATTGCTATGGCTTGGATAAGAGACGACAATGCTTTCTATACTCAAGATAATAAAGACATATGGTTGTCAATGGCAGAGCTTTATAAAGATGGTGTAGAGATAGACTTTGTTACTCTGTCAGAGAAGATGAAAGATACAACTGGTGATAGCAAAGCATACTATATAAGTGGCTTATCTGAATCATTTGTATCTAAAAGTAACGTAGAGAACTATGCTAAAATAATATGGGAAAGATACATACAAAGAGAGACTGCAAAGTCAGCTGAAGCTTTACTTAATGCCAGCTATGAAGACTATAAAGAAGTAGGTAGTATTTTAGAGAAACATAGCAAGTTGATAGAAGAACTTAGACACATTCAACCCTCTAAAATAAGAGACATTGAAGTGTTGGTTGAAGAGATGAAATCAACAGTTGAGGAAGATACGAATCTTATACCATTTAACCTTGGACATCTTGATACATTTGCAGGTGGAATGACCCGTAAAGAGATAACAGTCCTAGGTGGTAGACCCGGTCATGGTAAGACAACTCTTGTTATTAATATAATAAGAGGACTTATCGAACAAGGGTATAGAGTCATGCTATTTAATCGAGAAATGAGCAATACGGAGATGTTAAAGAAGATGGTGGTAATGGAGTCGAGTTCGCTAAAATATGGGGATATAAGACGAAATGACCTATCTGAGAACAATAAGGTGGAGTTTGAAGCCGTATCTGAAAAGATAAAAGGTACATACGGAGAGTTCATTATGTATGACAATGTAAGAGGTCTAGATGATTGTCTTAGAGAGATTGCCAAACATAAACCAGATGTAGTGATTGATGACTATATTCAGCTCATACAAGTGGATGGTGTTAAAGAAGGAAGAAGGTTCGAGATAGAAAGAATCATGCAAGAATACAAATGGATATGTAAGCAAGAGAACTGTTCATCAATATTAGTATCACAATTAAATAGGGAAATAGAAAAAAGATTGGACCCACGACCGCGCATGAGTGATTATGCAGAGTCAGGTGTAATTGAACAAACTGCTGAATCTGCTATGTTTGTATTCTATGGACATAACTTTGACAGTGAAAAGTTTAACCCATATAAGAGTGAGATAATAGTTGCTAAAAGTAGATACGGAAAGATTGGAACTCATTTAGTTGGATTCAATGGAGGAAGATGCAAATTCTACATGAACTCTACAATGGCAGAAAAGGACAATATTGCATAAAAGTTGCTTGGGGTGTTATTACGAAAATGAAAAGGTTTGTTATTGGTTCAAACTCAAAGTTAATAGCACCCCCAAAAAAATACCAATAGACATAATAAACAAAGGTTGCGATAAATACGAAAACGATAGTCTGGGAAAGTTGGAATCGGAACTAGTAGACCATGTGGTAAAAGTTTTTGATGGAGAGACCATTGGAACTAAATATGAACCACCAGTCAAAAAGAGAAATCAATATAAGAAAAAGTACGTTAAAAGCGCACATAACTATTCATATAGGAGAGATGCACAATGAATAAGACAGTAATAGGTATAGACCCCGGTGCTAATGGGGCTATTAGTTTTACAACAACAAATGATAAAATAAGAAAGAAGAACGGAATAACTCCATATAAATGCCATAAATTAATACATGGTAGAACTATTATATGTACTATGGCAAAATCAGCATATAATAGAGGTGAGTTTAAAGAAATAGTAGCATACATAGAAAAAGTCCATGCAATGCCCCATGATGGGAGAAGTTCTTTGTTTAAATTTGGAGTAAACTATGGAATTTGGTTGGGAATACTAGACGCTAAAAGTATTCAAACAATAGAAGTTTCACCACAAAAATGGATGAGATGGTGGGAAACGAAGTTAGGTATTAAACTTCCAAAAGAAAAGAAAGACAGAAAGAATAAACTTAAAGAGATAGCCTCTAATTATATTGACATCGACCAGAAGACTACTCTATGGAACGCAGATTCAATTTTAATAACAATGTACGGAGTGTACGCAGAAAAGGAG